TGTTGAGAACTTAATCAGAGACGACCTAACACAATCTATAGCTACTGCTATTGATTTAGGTGCTTTAGCTGGTTCTGGTTCTTGTGGTCAGCCTACAGGTATTTCTGGTACTTCAGGTATTAACACTACTACTTTTGCTGCTGCAAGCCCAACATATGCTGAAATTATTGCTATGGAATCTGCAGTTGCTGCTGATAATGCATTAGTTGGAAACTTAGCATATATATGTAAGCCATCTGATTATGGTACATTAAAAACAACTTCAAAAGATAGCGGAAGCGGTCAATTTGTTGTTGAGCCAGATGGAAACATGAATGGCTATAATGTTATCAGATCAAATCAAGTAACTGCAGGAGATTTTTACTTTGGTAATTTCTCTGATTTACTTATTGGTATGTATGGCGGACTTGATATAACAGTGGACCCATATGCTCTTAGCACATCAGGTGGAGTAAGAATTATTGCTCTTCAAACTTTAGATGTTGCTGTGCGTCATGCGGTATCTTTCTGTAAGTCAAGCGACTAATTAGTTGATGCTTAAATGGAATGGGGGTAGCAATACCCCCAACTTAAATATGAAAAAATTTTTAATTATTAAAGATACAGTAGCTAACGGGCAAAAAGTAAATGCTGGAGATATCATAGAATTGCGAGAAGATGTCGGGCATGAACTATGTGCATACGGAAAAGCATCTGTATACATTGAAAAACCTAAAGCTAATAAAGAAGATAGAAGCGTAGGTTTAAAAACTTCAAAAGTTAAGGCTCCTAAAACTAGAGCTAAAAAATAAATTATGGCTATTGAAAGTGCAGCAGATTTTACTTCTTACCTAGATATTAATACAGGGCATGGAGTAACTGCAACTTTCTTTGAAGTACAACAATCTTTATGGGACGATTTCCCTTTAATTGATACTTTGTTTGATATTGACTCTGGTTTTTCAAAAAATATTAATGTAATTATTGATCAAGAGTATTTTAATATTGAAGCAGGAACAGTGCCCGTTGCAGGTTATCAACCCAGAGCAATTGTTAAAGCATCTGATGTTCCTTATATTTCTCAAAAAGATAAACTATTAATTAATGCAATTACTACAAATCGTGGGAGTGTTTTAAAACCGGCAACAACATTTATAGTACGAGCAGTTGAACCTGATAATACAGGTTTTGTTGAATTAGTTTTAGAAGAAGAATAATGTCTCAGTACCGACTAGAAACAGAAGAAGATATGGCAAGCTATTTAGATCCAACATATGGTCATGGAGTATCAGCTACATATATTAATAATGGCGTTTCTACAGACATTAATATTATTTTAAATAATGAATATGTTGAGCAAGAAGAAGGTATTGGAGTTGAAGCGCTAGAACCTATTGCATATTGTAGAAGTATTGACATTCCTTCGGTTGCATATGGCCATTCATTAAATGTTAGCGCTATAAAAGATGTTGATGGCAATACATTAAAAGCAGCACAAAATTATACAGTTGTTAATATACAGGCAGATAGAACTGGCTTTTCTGCTTTAATGCTTGAGGAAATATAATGGCAAATCATATTAGACAACAAATCAGAGAAAAATTTGGCACTACTCTAACAGGATTAACAACCACTGGCTCTAATGTTTATGAGTCCAGAGTTTATCCCTTAGAAAATGCAAGCTTGCCAGCATTAATCATTTATACTAAATCAGAAACTTCTGAGCCTATCGTTATAGGTACACAAAGACTGATGAGCAGAGAATTATCAGTTGTAGTAGAGGGTTATGCAAAAGCTACTAGCAACTTTGATGATACTATTGATACAATAAGCAAAGAAGTTGAAGCAGCGATAGCTGCTGATAGAACTCTTGATGGATTGGCTAAAGATACTTATTTAGAATCCACAGAGATAGAGTTTAATAGCGAGGGAGAAAAGCCTTTAGGTTATGTCTCTCTTACATTTTTAACAAACTACTATGTCAAGGAAAACGCTCCTGACGTAGCAGTTTAAAGGAGATAATTATGAAAATGATTAGTCCAAATGGCGAAGTTTCTATAGAAGCTCATCCTTCAAAGGTTGAGTCTTTATTGAATAAGGGTTGGAAAGAAGAAGCAGCCCCATCGAAAGATAAAGTTAAATCTTCTTCTAAAGAAAAGTCGAAAGACGAGGTAATTGAAAATGGCGACTCATAAAGGAAGTGAAGGAACTGTAAAGGTTGGCTCAAATGCTGTAGCTGAAATAAGGTCTTACTCAATCGAAGAATCTGCTGATACTTTAGAAGATACTTCAATGGGTGATTCTGCTAGATCGTATAAACCATCATTAACTTCTTTCTCAGGAAGTTTAGATGTCTTTTGGGATGAAACTGATACATCAGGTCAAGGTGCTTTAAGCATTGGATCAGAAGTAACTTTGAATGTTTATCCTGAAGGCGATGCTTCTGGCGATACTTATTACAGTGGTTCAGCTATTGTAACTGGTGTTTCAAGAAGTGCATCATTTGATGGATTGGTTGAAGCTAGTATTTCAGTTCAAGGCAATGGTGCTTTAACAGAAAGCACTGTATAAGACTATGAAACTAATAGATAAGGCTAAAGCTCATTTTGATTCTTTAGAAATTAAAGAGATTGAAATACCTGAATGGAGTGATGGAGATGAGGTTCTTAAAGTATATGCAAAGCCATTAACGTTAGCAGAAATGTCTAAATTGCAAAGATATGCAAAAGATGATGATGTAGCATTGATGGCTTATTGCTTAATATACAAAGCCTTAGATTCTGATGGTGAAAAAGTATTTGATCTATCAGATAAACATACATTAATGAATGGCGTTGATAAAGATGTGCTTGCAAGAGTTGCAACTGAAATCATGTCTAGCCCAAGTGTAGAAGAACAAGCAAAAAAGTAGCAGAGGATAAGGACTTATTTGCTAAATACTATCTAGCTGAAATGTTGCATTGCACACTTCAAGAGCTAGAAGAAAAGATGACCTTATCCGAGTTTACAGGATGGTTAGCATACTTAGAAGAAAAAAATAGGCAAATAACAAATGGCAAAAAATAAAGTTAAGTTTGATGTAACAGCGCAAAATAAAACACAAGGCGCTTTTACACAAATTAATAGAGACTTAAATAAAACTAGCTCGGGCATGAAAAAAATAGCTGCTGCTTTTGCTAGTGCTTTTGCTATTCAAAAACTTGTTGCTTTTGGTAATGAATCTTTACAAATGGCTGACGCTATTGGTAAAACTGCTGATTCAATTGGTGTTGGCGTTGAATTTTTACAACGTTATCAATTTGTAGCTCAACAAGCCGGATTAAGTACAGAAGAGTTTAATAAGTCAATGCAAGTATTTACAAAAATGACTGGTGAAGCTGCTACTGGTACTGGTGAAGCTAAAATGGCTCTTGAAGCATTAGGTGTATCGCTTAAAAAATCAGACGGACAATTTAAAACTACTGAAGAGCTATTCATAGATTTTTTTAAAGCTACTGATAATATAGCTGAAGCAAATAAAAAAGCGGCTTATTTTGCAGATGTATTTGGGAGCGCTGGTGTTAAAAATACAGTGATGGCTAAAGAAGGTACTACTGCTATGATTGCTTTAGGTAAAGCTGCTACTGGTGTTTTTTATGAAGTAACTATAAGAAATGCAGAGCGATTTAATGATGAAATGAATCGTTTAAATAGAAAAATTTTAACACCTATGCGAGCTAAAATGATTGATATTTTAGGTGCATATATGGATGTAGCTGAAGGCTTAGGTTTAATTGAGCCTGACCCAGTAGTTGAAACTATAGAAGAAATAAATCAAGCATTTTTAAATTCTCAACAATTAGTTCTTGCGTATATGCATACGCTTAAGCATAATACACAGCTTACAACAGAACAACAAAATGAAATTAAAAAGCTTCTATTAGAAGAAATAAAAATACGAGACGAAGCACACAAAAAAATTATAAAATATAATGCAGAAAATGCTGATAGCACAGTTGAAAGCACTAATGTTATAAAAGCAGCTATTGACGGATATTTAACAGCATTAGGTAGCGTTGAAGAAAGATTAGGCAAAGCTGCAACCGGTTCAATGAAAAAATTTGAAGATACTATTGTTGATGGACTTAAAAATGGCAAATTAGAGTTTAAAGCATTTGCTGATTATGTTATTGAGCAATTATTAAGAATAGCA